CTGCTAAGGGGCATGCTACATAACGCTAACGCGTGCGAATAAACTCAATAAAGAGAATAACGCACAACGCTATCAGCGACAGTAGCCACAACGCGCACACAGTTAAAATTTAACTGGTGTGCCGTCACGCAAGGCAGTAGCCGTAACTTTCGTTACGACATTCTGCTCGAGAGCCATCGCACCTAGTATACTATAGGCGTCTTGTAAGACGTCCGTCGTAATACCATTTGCTGTGGTCTCGATGACGTTCGCAAACGTGCGGAAAAACTCCGCCCGAGCGCGAATCACGTTGAGCCGTGAGGTACTATCGTGAGGCATATAAATGACCTTTCGGTTAGATACCAATCGGAACTACTGACGCTACGTTTCATGTAGCGGGCTAGGGCTGGGTTTTAATCCAGGCACCTATCTCACAGCGGTTGATTAAGCCGCTGCCCAGCCTCGTCGTAAACAAATGCGATGAGGCAGCGCATAGACGCCAGTGTTGGCACGTACGCTTCCGTCGTCCTGCACGAAGATACTTTCGTATCCCGTGTTGAGGACGCGTAGGCATTCTCGCCAACCGTCAACCACGTACGTTTTACGTACGGGACGGACGATCCAGTTGCGATATTCAACGCGGTGTAAGGATGAGCAGTAACGACTTCTCACCCGCACCTTGTTGGCAACTGACTCGTGCACTCCAGGACGATACCACCCTATTAAGGGAGAGACATCAACACGTATGCGACCGGCGAGGTCGCGGTATTGATATTTCTCGCGAACGTAAGGTAAAGTGCCATAACGGCACTCCACCAGACGCTCGATCATGGTAGCCGTCCCGTGATAGCCTCGATCCCACAAAGAGTTAGACAACTCAACGTAGGAAAGAAGCTCACTCGCGTCTCTAACATCACGATGAGACCACGTGGTCCGCATGCGGATGGGTGTGACTTCGACGCCTAAAAAGGCGTCGCACCCGCAAGATTCTCGGAAGAACCCTGCCACGCAGCACTTCTCACGGTTGAACAAAAGTCCAACCATAGGGAAGTATTGCTGTAGAAGAGCATAGTCATCGCTCTCTACAATGATATCATCGCCGTAGACATAGACAAGCGGGTATCTTATACTTCGCTTGCTATGAATACGCAACACCGAAACAGCTAGCGCGTAAAAGCACAAAGCTTCGATGGGAAAGCATACTGCTGAACCCATCGGAGCAAACGTACTCAAACGCACTATTCTACCATCGGGTAATCGCGTACACGCACTTCGAGACGCCAACAAGGCGTCATACAAAGGCGTGCCTGAAAAAAGTCTCTCGACTAATTTCAACGTAACACGATCACTCGCGTCCTTCATATCTAGAGTCACGTACTGTTGAGTACGTGAAGCATCAAGGGCAAGCATTCTATTAACGCTCTGGTTTGTGAAATTCACAAACCCACGTGTCATAGGATGCCGCTCTACCCACTCATAAATGAGTGAGCGGAGTCCTTGTTGAATCCACTGGAGTTCCAGTGGCTCTTTCGATATGAGACGCGGGCCACGAGAGTCTTTCGGTACAAGTACGACGTGAGCCGTACCGTACTCTAGGACCTCAAGGCCCGCGATGTAGTCCAGCTGATCAGCAACCTGGGTCAAACCCAGCATGAAGTACTCCGTAAAGGGGTACATCACTTCCGTGTGTCGATAGAGGCGTGAGAAGTTAGACTTCTCACCCACTTCTTCACCGGTGCTGACAGCTCCTGGGCCATGTCGGGGAATAATATCCCTAACATCAACCCCGCCGAAAAGACGAGTAATAAAACTCCGCGCTTCTCGGAGGACCGCATCGACGTCAGAAGGAAACTCCAATGAATGGAGCTCTTCTTGCGTCGTAACAAATGATTCGAGGACCGAACTTTCGGTTTCTTGATCATATGGTAGTTTTAACTTGTACAGAAAGTACAAGAACTGTCTCAGGTGTTGCAATGCGGTAATGTCGGGATCACTCCGGACATAACCGTCATCACGGAAGACACGCTCTATCAACCACCCGAGAAATCGGGGAATTGACGAAAAGGGCCTCAAACTGAAGCCTTTAACGAGTAGAGGAGTGTCACTAGATAAGGCGTAATCAATCGCCTTACCTAGTTTAGGAAGGGACTTCGTTAAAAACGAGATCCCTTCACGAGTAACGCGAGACGTCAGTTTCCTGACGTCAAGCAGAGACTCCCGTGAATTCGGATAGCATTGCGCTATGTCATGATGTAGTTGCACAGTCAGAGAGACATAGGTCTCTAGGCTATTCTGATCAACCATATGGAAGATCTCCTAGTCAACTATGCAGCATCACCACAACAATATCCACAGCTAATGTCCAGTCCTAAGGTTCGCCCGCAAGAATGCGGGCAATATTAACCTCAGAAAGCGTCGCTGCAGTCGGTGAGACTGCGACAACGCCTAACAAGGTTTCCAAAAGGACTAAGGAACTAAAGCCTGTATCCTCGGGGTCAACTACTCCTCGCGGAGCAGAGACGACGAGATAGGCTGAAGCCTTAGCTGTGTCGACCACCCCGGTTTGCCGGCGTAAGCCGGTAATATCGAGGCGGACGAGGATCCGATCGGTCAGAATATTAAGGGCCTTGTTCTCATTGCTCAAAGAATGAGCAATGGTCAAGTTCCCAACAGTACTCTGAATCCCTGCCCCAGCCATGCTGGGACAGAGACGAACGGTCCTGCCCGGACTCAGGTCAGTGGTAACAAACGAATCCGTAGACCATACGGATATCGCTTGATGCCCACTAAGCTGAAGGGCTTTAACACCAAGTGGATCTGCTAACATAGTAGATCTCTTTCTGTTAATTTATTGTTGAGGGCTATTACTAGCCCTGTTAAGACCGAGGCAACCTCTGTGCAATAAGCGAAGTCGAGATACCAAGTCGACTAAGCTGCACAAAGGAGTCCGCACTTCTGCGGGCCCTCGGTTCGAACTTCATCATCTCAACAGGAGGCACAAACCTCCGGCGTAGATAATGTGTATGAACTTCCCGTCCAAGCAGAGCTGTATAGCTCTGCCAGTACGGTGCCGACTCACTAATATAGTCAGTCGTAAGCTCATACGTAAAACGACGCACTATTTTTACCGTTTCAAGGTAATCATAGATCACGACGTTGGCCGGGAATAACCGAGGGCGGTTAGCATGCAACCAGGATGAGACGCTAAAAAACCAATCAATTACAAAACTGAATGGTATAACGTCCCAAGCCGCTGCAGGATCAAGGAGTCCAAAAGAATCCGTGATCTGAGCTAACCGCGAGGTCCAACCGGCGAATTCAGGGCAGTCAAACCCATACTGGGCTTGAGCATGCCATGAAGCACTGGCTTCACACTTAACCCCAACTACAAGGGGAGTGGAGATCGGAAACGTCTGGGTAGGATGAGCAATAGAAAGCTCCTCCTCCCAGGGTAACAGATCAAACGATTGATCAAACTCATGCGGCAATTTTTCAATTTTCGCATGAGAGACGTATCGTTTGCCAGTCAACTTAACCCGATCATAAGTCTCTTTCCACGTACGAATTGTGGAAATTAACTCCTGGATATCTCGAACAGTTGGCAAAATGCCGAACTGAATCCCTAAGTTCGTGTTCGCTATATTAGCGGCCACGTCCTTCCTACTCAATCCCTGCTTTCGCAAGGACTTCATAGGTTTAAGGGACCGAGAAAGAAGCTTTTGAAAAAGCTTCTTAAAATCCAGAAGATCGACAAGGACATAATAAGCAGAAAAAGCCGTATCAAACGGATCTCTCTTTATCTCAAATGTCCTAGGCAACGAACCGTGTGAGAAGGCGTGTTGGTAATAAGACACGTCCCTCAACCTGATATCATGAAGCATCTCAAGCTTAGCAGCTTCGAGAATGCACCGGCCTGACGTATCGATCGCGTGCGACCCAACGCTAATATTTCTACTAGCGACAATGGGAGGTAGGCGAGCGAAAAAGGCAGTACCCGGCGACGAAGTCGCCGGAGCACCGCTTTGTTCATCGACCGTGATATTGGTACATGGATTGTACCGCCAGACCCCCTTCTGTACGAAGTCCTGCATAAAGCCGGACTTCCACGTAGAGGGGCCAGTCAGCAGATCGGAATACTGGCCATGGAACCATCCTGGTCCACTATCAGGGTCACCTACGTGTTCAACGAAGGTAGCCCCGAAGTGGTCATCATAGTCTATGCCCCAGTCCGTCGTGTAGTATCGTGTACGTTGCATAATGTTTATCTGAATTCAAGACCGTGCGAAAGC